ATGGCGTGGCCAGGACCTGCTCCACCCAGCGCTCGTGCGTGGCCTGAAACGCCTGCCGCTCCGGCTGGCTCAGCGCGCGGAACGCCGCGGCGCCCAGCTCGGGCTCGGCGGCGGCGGCCTTGCTGGCCAGGCGGTCGGTGAGGTCGGCCGCGCGTGAGGCGCCGGGGTTGTAGGCGAAGCCGGGGTCGATGCCCTCGGGCAGCACGCTGATCTCGCCGGTGCGCGGGTTGACGTACTCGCGCTCGCGCACGGGCGGCGCTTCATCGGCCACCTCCAGGCCCATCGCTTTGACCTGGTCGGCCGTGAGCGCGATGACACCGCAGCGGCAGTTGAAGCCGTTGGGCGGCGTGTGGGTGTTCCACCATGGGTCATCCACGGGCAGCACGGTGCCGTCCCAGGCCAGGTGCTCGTCGCGGGTGCGCTCGTCGCCCACGGCGTCGTACATGAGGTACGGCACACCGGGCTTGGCCTCCTGGATCTCAGCCCAGTGGCCGGCCGCGTAGGCCGTCATCATGTTGGTGCGGTAGATCGTGCGCAGCCGGCGCGGGCTGCCCAGCTCGACCAGCTTCTTCTCGCCGCTGGCCGGGTCCACCATCTCGGCCTTGCCCCACCAACCGGCCTGCAGCAGCCGCGGCTCGATGTTGTCGCGCCAGGTGTGGAAGGTCTCGCCGCTGGCCAGCGCCTTGTCGAGCGAGGCCTTCACATCGGCCAGCAGGTCGAGCTGCATCATCTTGGCCACGGTGAAGGCTTGGTCGTGCTCTTGCTGCCAGGTGTCCTGCCAAGAGAAGCCGGCCTTCAGGCCCTTGCCACGGAAGAACTCCAGCGCCTTCTCAGGTGGCAGATCGAACTGGAAATCTGGCATAACTGTACGTGGGAGTGGAGCGCTACCGGGTCAGTCGGCCCGTCACTTCACGCCACATAGGGAACAAAGCAAATGGACAAGATCGCAATGAGAGCGAACCTGATCGATGCGGCCATCCAAGCGCATGAAGGCCTGCGCCACCTGTGGAACGAGCGTGTCAGTGCGCCCATTCCGCCCAGCCAGTACATCGCCCAGCTCGACTTCCAGCCCGGCCTGGCAATGCGGGCGACTTTCAAGCACATCCAGATGGATGTCGAGGTGCGCCCGGTGCTCACGGGGCACAACGAATCTGCAATGGAGTACTCGTTCTTCTCTGCGCAATCTGGCGAGAAAGTGGAGATTGGCGTGCTGTACCTTGTCGCCCACGAGGGGACGATCTCCACGGACCCGAAGGGCGACAAGAACGTGCTGGGCAACATCGGGAACTACCGCGTCATCGATGCAATTGGCGGATGGCTCAGTGACCAAGTCGAATCGGCCACCAAGCTGCTAACGCCGAAGGTCGGCTCCGGAAGCATTGTTGGCATCTACGGGTAAGGGCGGGGCTGCCTTCCTACGCTCGCACGCCCCACAGCACACCTGCTCCAGCCGCGTCCAGTAGCCGATGCGGGCCTTGAGCATCTCCATCTCCGACCGCGTGCCCTCTGCCACCAGGCGGCAGCGGTCGGGTTCCTCGCCCGGGCCGTCCGGGTCAAAGGTCAGCAGCACCAGCAGGCGCCAGCGGTCGCGCATCCACGGCGGCTCCTGCGAGTGAACCATCATGGCCAGGCCAACGGCCTGGGCACTGATGGCGTCGCGCTGCGGCGATGGCGGCAGCTGCTGCACCGCGTTCGCCAACGCCGTGGCGCGCTCGGTGAGCGAGACCGCCTGGAGCTCGATGTTCGTCGACGTGGGCGCGATGTGCATCAGAAGCCCCCGGGCTGGGCGATCGCCCGAGTCAGCGCCATGAGGCCTTCCTGCAGGTGCGTGCGGCCGATGGCCAGCCACCGCGCCGGCTCGGCGGTGCGAATGCGGGCCACCTCGACCATGTCCTGCATTTCGCCGTCCAGCCCGCCGTGCGCCCGGCTGGCCTGCGCGCCCAGGTGGTCGTTCACGCGGGCGACCAGCGCCTGCAGCTCCAGGCCCTTGGCCTTGACCTCGTTGATGAGGGCCAGCTCCTGTGCCGACAGCGGGCGGTAGCCGGTGATGGGCGGCGGGGTGAACTTCGCTTCGGTCATCGATTCCTCCTGGTTGAAAGGTCAGAACAGCTGGGCCGGCTCAGCGGCCTGGTCCCAGCTCCAGATCACCAGCTCCTTGCGCTCGGCTGCCTTGGCGCCGCCGCCTACCGTGTAGCTGATGTCCAGCTGCTCCATGTGGAAGCCGTCGAACGCACGCCGAATGTCCGGGTGGTCGTTGATGCTCAGCAGCGCCTTGCCCTTGAGCGAGCGCATCACCTCGGCCATGGCCGCGTACTCCTCGAAGGGGAACGGCACGCCGTAGCCCTCGGTCTGCCAGTAGGGCGGGTCGAGATAGAAGAAGCTGTGCGGCCGGTCGTAGCGGGCCATGCACTCGCGCCAGTGCAGGCGCTCGATGTAGGTCTGCGCCAGGCGCAGGTGCGCAGCGCTGAGCTGCTCCTCGATGCGCAGCAGGTTGATGGGCGGCATGGTGGTGGCGGTGCCCCAGGTCTGCCCCGCCGCCTTTCCGCCGAACGCCTGGTGCTGCAGGTAGTAGAAGCGCGCCGCGCGCTGCACGTCTGTCATCGTCTCCGGCGGCGTGTCCTGCAGCCACTTGAAGACCTCGCGCGAGGACAGCGCCCACTTGAACTGGCGCACGAACTCCTCGAGGTGGTGCTTCACCACCCGGTAGAGGTTCACCAGCTCGCCGTTGATGTCGTTGATCACCTCCACGTCGGCCGGCGGCCGCAGGAAGTACAGCGCGGCCCCACCGGCGAACACTTCGACGTAGCAGGAATGGGGCGGGAACCGTGGGATGAGCAGGTCGGCCAGGCGGCGTTTGCCACCCATCCACGGGATGATCGGGACTGCCATGAAAGCGCAATGCCTCCAGATACACTCGCCCCGCCTGTACAGGTGGCAGGGCCTTGGCCAAGTCCGGCGCTAACCCGGAGGAGGCGGCGTGCAGCGGTGTTCCAGCACCACTGCACGTCGCCCTGTTCTTTATCGTTGTGCTCACCGCGCGCCTCGGCCGGTGAGCTTCTTCACGCCAGCCTTGAAGCCCGCTTTCAGGTCGGCCAGCTTCGAAGGCTTGGGCGCTGACAGCCGCCCCAGCAGCGAGCCGGCGAAGGTGGCCCGCGCGATCGCGTCCACGGTGGCCTGCGGCGGCGGCGCGAGCATCAGCTGCGTGAGCTTCTCGCGGAACTCCACCAGGTCGCCCGTCTCCTCGGCCAGGCTGACCAGGTCGCCCACCTGCTGGCCCACCAGCTGCTTCCACTGCGTGGCCAGCGCCGAGCTGGCCGAGTCGATGGCCTGCATGGCCTCGCTGTGCAGCTCGTGCTGGCGCGCGGCCTGTGGCGAGCGGCCCAGCGCCTGCTGCAGCGGCCGGCCCTCGGCATAGCTGGGCGCGTCGGCGTCGCCTGTGCCATTGGCCAGCTCGGTGCCCTCCTCACGGCCACCCTCGTCCGCGTCGCCGGGCCGGGCGGCCGGCGTGCCGAGGTTGCCTAGCGCCAGCAGCGCCGGGTCCATCTCCGGCTGGGCCTTGCGGCGCCAGCCCTCGCCGTAGGTGGTGGCGACGTACTCGTCATCAGGCTCGAAGCCCATGTCCACCAGGTTCTTGTCGCGCGTGGAGCGCGCCACCATGTCCTCGGGCTCGGCGAAGTCGCGGCGCACCTTGGGCAGCGCCGCGCCGGGCATGTTGTACTCGACGATCCAGCGCACCAGCGTGTCGTTCAACGTGTCGCTCAGCAGGTCGCCGTCGGCCTTGCTCAGCTCCACGCGCACCTGGTTGTGCACGTTCGCCTGGCCGCTGCCCAGGCCGGCCGCCTGGGCGTTGGTGGTCATGGTCTCGCCCAGCACGGCCAGGCTGATCTGCTCGTCCATGTAGCGGGCCAGCCGCTCGTAGGTGTCGGCGCTGCCCGAGCGCTCGGCTTCGAGCAGCTCCACCACCATGCCCTCGGGGATGATCACGCCGGCATCGTTGGCGATGGCCTGCAGCACCTGCAGCAGCTTGGCCTGGCCGGCCTTGTCCGTACCGTTGGGGTACTTGCCCAGCGAGGTGGGGCTGCCGAACTTGTCGGCGAAGGTGAGCCAGAAGGTGATGTCCTGGCGCTTGAAGAACACCGGCCAGAACAGCGACCGGCCGACGCCGAGGCCGTAGGGGCTTCCGTCCTTGGCGCCGAAGCGGTGCACGACGAACTTGCGCGGGGGCAGCTCCTCGCCTTCGAGCGGGCGCTCGCGCGTGCGCATGCGCAGCTGCTCGTCCTCGTCGAACACGAAGCGGCGCTGGTTCTTGGGCTTCACGTCGCGCGGCAGCACCTTGCCGTCGCGCAGCTCCCAGATCACCTCGCCGACCGCGTAGCCCTTGAGCACGGCGTCCAGCAGCTCGTAGCAGATGCGGTCGAACTTCAGCGCCTCCAGGGCACTGCGCACCAGGTCGGCGGCGGCCACGTCGGCGGCCGAGTCGCTGGCCGCGTCCACCACCCACGGCCGGGCGATCACGGCCAGCTTGCGCTTGTTCAGCACCGAGCCGGCTTGGCAGTCGCGCTCCAGCTCGTCGTAGATCTTCAGGCCCTTGGCGCCGCCGCGGGTCAGCAGCGTGTCGTCCTCGTTCGTCAGGACGATGCCGAAGGTGGTGCGCAGCAGGTCGCGCTTGATGGTGGCGATCTCGTCCGTCACCGGGCGGGCCGGGGCTGCCGAGGGGACGGTCAAGGTGTGGGCCGAGGCGTGAGCCTGAAGGGTGTCGCTCATGGTCAGAAGTAGTCGGCCAGGTTGGCGCCCAGGCGGGTCTCGCCGAGCGAATCGAACTCGATGGGTGCGCCGTCCTGGCAGCTGGCGTCATAGGCGAGCAGCAGCGCCACGCCGGCGTCGCCGTGGCGCTTCTTGCCGTCCTCGTCCGTGGTGCGCCGGTCGGGGATGCGCGGCACGCCGCGCACCACCTCGAAGGCACGCAGGTCCGCCAGCACCTCGGCATCGCGCGGCACGCTGATCGTCGCGTCCTCGAAGGCGGCCTTGAAGGGCGCCGTGTGCTCGCGGTACCAGGTCTCGCTGAGCATGACCATCTCCACCCGCAGCGCGCCCCAGCGCTGCATGGCCACCTCGGCCAGGTACTGGCCGTTGCCGCGTGCGTCCATGGCCGCCTTGCGAAAGCGCGGCAGCCGGTCGCCCATGTAGAACAGGATCTGCTCCTGCTGCCGGAACGGCACGTTGCGCAGCTCGATGAGGAAGGGGAAGAGGCGGTGCAGCGCCTTGGTGACCTGCCATGGCGCGAACACCGACAGGTCGCCCGAACGGCCGAAGTCACCGCCGAAGCCGCTGGGCAGCAGCGGATCCAGCAGCAGCAGGGCCGGCGCCAGGTGGGCGTCGATCCAGTCCTGGCACTCGGCGCGGCGGATGTGCTCGGGCAGCGTCTCGAAGCCCTTCTTGCACTCCCAGCGCAGCACCGGCGCCTCCACCATGCGCGCCTCAATCAGCGCGCGGCTGAGCCAGGCGCCGCCGCCATTGCTGGGCACGCAGTCCAGCTCCTCGGCCGCGCCGTCGCCGTAGAAGGCGTAGACGGATTGCACCCAGGCGTCTTGCTCGGGCTGCGTCCAGGGCTTGCCCAGGCGCATGCACACCCGGCGGTACAGCCCCTCGTCCACCGCCTGGCGGAAGGGGATGTGGTGCACGGTGCCGCGGCGCTTGCCAGCGCGGATGTCCGTGATCAGCTCGTTGAACGGGTTGACGTCGCCGTCGTGGGTGCTGATCACCCGCACCTTGCCGCCCCAGATCAGCATGGCCATGGCGGCCTTGAGCAGCTCGCCCAGCTTCTCGTGGAAGGCCGCCTCGTCGATGACGATGATCCCCTGCCGGCCGCGCAGGTTGCTGGGGCGGCTGGACAGCGCGACGATGCGAAAGCCCGAGCCGGGGAAGCGGATCGTGAAGGTCTTGATGTGCTTGTCCTCTTCGGACTCGTCCCAGAACCCTTCTTCGATCTCCTCGGCGGCGCGGTTGAAGCTCCTGGCCCACATCGAGCACGCCTGGATGTACTCGATGGTCATGTCCTGGTTGTAGGCGATGTAGTAGACGTTCTGCCCACCGGCGGCGCGCGCGCTGGCGGCCGTGAGCACGTCGTCGGCCGCCTCGGCCCAGGTCAGGCCCGTTCGGCGGCTCTTTTCAGCCACCTTGAACGGGCTCTTGTCCGCCACCCAGCGCTGCTGGTAGGGCAGCAGCACGGCCGGCGTGGGCGCGCCGGCCGTGTTGGGCAGCACCGCCGGGGTCGCAGTCATCCGGCCACGCCCATGATGAGCCGGCGGATCTCTTCGGCGGAGTCCTCGGACAGGCCACCACGCTGCGCGATCTTGGTCGCGGCGTCGGCCGCCTCGCGCGCCTTCAGCGCCACCTCAGACGCATGCTTCTTCAGCGCGATGGACGCGCGCGCCAGCGGCGCCATGGCCTTGGCGATGGCGCCCAGGCTGGCGTTCTCCGGGTCCACCTCCATCTCCATCAGCAGGTTGAACAGCTTCTCCTGCATCAGGCGCATGAGGGCCTCGCTCATGTCGGCCGACTCGTCCGGCGCGGCGGCCACCAGTGCCTTGGCCTGCTCGGTGGAGCGGCGCAGCTCGGCAATGCGCTGGTCGAGCTTGCTGCCGTAGCGGTAGATGCTGGACCGGCTGATTTCGAAGCCCTCGCCGCGCAGCCACGCCTCCAGCTCGTCGTAGCCGCGGAAGCCGCCTTCGATCAGCCGCGTGTCCAGCTGCTCGCGCACGCCCTTGGGCAGGTCCAGCACCTTGCTGCGCTCACCCATGGTGATCAGCCCACGGTGATGGTGGGCCGGGCGATGCCCGGCTCCACCGGCAGGGTGTACTCCACCACGTCGATGCCGAAGCGCGTCAGCTCCACAAACCAGCGGTCCAGGCTGTCCTTGGTGATCTTCACCAGGGCGCGCTCTTCCAGGTAGTCCAGCTGCAGGCGGATCTCGCGGTGCGTGGCGTCCGGGTAGGTGGCCTGCACGATCGGCAGCATCGCCTCGGTGTAGATGCCCGCCGGGCGGCTGACGTTGGCCGCCACCAGCAGGAACCAGCGGATCTGCTCGCGGCGGATCTTGTGCATCAGCGCCTCGCTCATCGCTCCACTCCTTGCTTGGTGATCAGGTCGCGGAACATCGCCTCCACGCGCAGCGTCATCGCGTCGATCTTGGTCATGATGGTGGCGATGGCCTGCGTGTAGTCCTCGCGCCGCACGTAGTCGCGCGGCAGCTCGGCCTTCAGCTCCATCAAGTCGCGCTCCAGCCGGCGGCTGGACTCGTCCTGGCCCTTCATGTGCTCGCCGATGCCGCGGAACTTCTCATCGATGTTCCGCTGCGCCTGGGCCATGAGCAGGCGTGCGATCGCCCAAAAGGCGCTCACCACCGCGAACAGCAGCGTGATCAGCTGCCACAACTCCAACGACACCGTCATTTGCCTTGCCTCTCCTTGCGCTGCTGGCAGGTCACACACAGGCGCACGCCGGGCACGGCCCGGCGACGCTCTTCCGGAATGGGCTCGCCGCAGCGCTCCCCCTCGCAATCCACGGCGCTCAGCACGCGCCAGTCGGCGTCCGAGGCGCTCCCGCCCGCGGCCTTCTTCCGCTGGGCTTCGAGCGCCTGGCGCAGGAACATGTCTTCCGCCTCGCTGGCCAGGTCAGTGACGTCAGCCACCGGGCTGACTCCGCGTGTCCGACGCCGCGGCGCGGTTGAGCTGCGCCAGCAGCTGGTCCTTGTCGCGGCTGCCGCGGCTGGTGCCGAACTCGAACTGGTGCGCATCGCGCAGGCACAGCCCGAAGATGCTGGCCACCGTGCTGATCAGCCCCACCACCTCGCCCGGCATGTCCTTGCGGAAGAACACCAGCACCACCAGGCAGGCGATCAGGCCCACGGCGTCCACGGCCACCATCACGTCCGCCCGCATGTTGCGGCGGCCGGCGGTGGCCAGCGCCACGTCGCGCCGGCGGGCGTCGGCGCGGTCGGCCAGGTAGGCCTGCTCCAGCTCGCCGTCGATCGCCAGCACACGCAGGTTGAACTCGTGGGCGAGCTTGGCGTTCTCGCGCAGCGCGGTCAGGGCTTCAGCGGGGTTGGCAGTGCCGGTGACGGCCTGGGCGATGCCGGCTACCTGCTGGGCGACGGCCGCGGTGCGCTCACCCGCGCCCAGGAACTTGGCCAGGCTCGGCGCGATCTGCGCCAGGCCGACGAGGGCGGTGACGATGGGGGCCACCATGTCAGCGCCCCTTGGCCAGGCGCGCCTTGCGGCCGCGGCCCCGTGCCCGCTGGCGCAGCACCTGGCGGCGCTTGCGGGCCATGCGCTGCACCTGGGCGTGCGTCCAGCCGGGCCCACGCGGGTAGCGCTTGGAGCGGCCCCAGCCGGCGCCGAAGAAGCTGCGCAGCTGCGCGGCCTTGGCGGCCTGGCTCGCCCCCGTGGAGCCGCTGCGGTCGGTCGGCTGGCCCCGCTCGGCCTGCGCGCCGGCACGCGCCTGGTCCACGCCTGCCGTGACGGCGCCGCCGGTGCCGAAGCCCGCGGCCATGCCCAGCAGCCCGCCCAGCGCCAGCAGCGCCCCGCCCATGACGCGCGCGCTTCTCATCGGGTCACTCCCTTGATCGGGCCGGTGTACAGGTCCTCGGGCAGCGGCACCAGGCCGCGCTCCAGGTAGGTGCCAACGTCGAAGCCGGGGCAGGTCTTCAGCCACTCGAAGGGCTCGATGTGGCCGTTTCCGTTGCGGTCGGGTGACAGGTCGCGGTGGCCGCACACGCCCGATCGCCAGCCGCCGCGGCCCGCGGGCTCTGGCCGGCGCAGCGGAATGCCGTGCGAGCGCGACAAGAACCGCAGCAGCTCGGCCAGGCAGTCGAACTGCGCCTGGGTGAACCTGTCCGTGCCCGTCATGCAGATGGACAGGCTCGTGGCGTTGAAGCCCACCGCGTGAGCGCCCATCTCGGCTTCGCTGCGGCCCGGCTCGAAGCTGCCATCGCAGGAGATGACGAAGTGGTAGCCGATGTGCGGCAGGTGCGGCTGCCACAGTTTGGCGTTCGGGTGGGTGCGCTGGAAGCCCCGCTCCGCGTGCCACTCGTCGATGCGAGTGGCTGGGGTGCGAGCCGGCAGGGCGCCCCGGGCGGGGATGTACAGCCCGTCGCCGTCCGGTGTCGCCGAGCAGTGCACGACGATGAGGTTGATCACCCGGCCAAGGTCGGCCGAGGGCGGTGCCAGCGGCGCGGCGCTGGTCTTCAGGGGCTGTGCGGCAACCATGGGGCGCATGGTCGGCGCGGGCCCGGGGAAGCCCGTAGTAAAGCGCTTTAAACCTGCGCTCCAAAGACAACGGCGGCCGCGATGGGCCGCCGTTGGGGCGAGGCGTCGGGCTGGCCGTCTACGCGGCGGGCAGGTCCAGCTTGAGCTGGTTGCGCGTGCGCATCTCGCGGATCGCGTTGTAGATCGTCTGCTCGCTCACGCCGAACCTGCGCGCCAGGTCAGCGTGGTTGTGGCCATTGAACGCCTGCCAGATGGCCTCGTAGCGCGCCCTGGCGTCGAAGGCGTCGCCCTTGGGGATGTAGAGGATCTGCCCACCCCAGGCGTCGCGCACCTTCTCCACCACGTTCCAGGCGATCGGGCGCGCCTTGTCCTTGTCGACGCCCTCGCGCACCAGCTCGTGCTGCAGCGAGGTGAGCAGCTCGCCGAGCAGCTCGGGGTAGCGCTCCGGGGCATCCTGCGGCATGGCGGGGCCGCGTGCAGGGGTGGCGTTCATGCAGAGTGCTCCAGCTGGGCAGGGGTGAGGCCGTGGGCGGCAGGGGCCTGGCGCGCCGCGGGCTCCACGGTGCGCGGCTGCACTTCGTCCGCCCGCACCATCACCAGCTCCAGGCGGGGCGCCTCGGTGGGCGTGTAGCGGTCGGCTCGGGCGAAGCGGCGCTCGCAGGCCAGCGCCTGCTGCATCAGCTCCATCACCTTAATGCCGGCGGCGGCCGGCATCAGGAACGACTGGAAGTCGATGGTCACGCAGCACAGCTGAGCGGCGCGGGCAGGTTTCGTGCGGGAGGTGCTCAATGCATGCCTCCCTTGGCGGCGTTGGGCAGGGCGTCGGCCATCTTGCTCATCTCGGCCAGAAGCACCTGAGAGGCGTTCACGCCCACCGTGGCGACCATGGCACCGACGGCCGGCGACATGAAACCGGCCCAGAGCCGCAGGATGTGCTCGGCTGCCGCCTCCGGCGCGAGCGTGCGCCCCATGGCGGCCTGCAGGTGCTTCAACGCCGGGGCAGCGCAGCGCTCGAACACCTGCATGCCCAGCTCCATCGAGGTGCCATGCAGGACCAGGTCGAGTGCAGCCGGGATGGGCACCTCGGTCCCCTTCGGGTCGGTCGGGTTCATCAGCGGGTTCCTTTCTGCGCGCGGCGCTTCTGGTCGTACATGAGCGCGGCCACCAGGCGGTGCAGCTGGTGCTCGTCGCACAGCGCCACCTTCTCGATGCCGAACATGGTCTTGGCCATGCCGTCTGCGTAGGCCCAGGGCCGGCTGGCGTCGGCCAGCAGGGCCTCCACCTTCTTCAGCAGCGGGCCGCGCTGCGGGCTACCGATGTTGTGCGGCCGGCCGGGGTGGTTGCCCGGGCCCGGCTTGCCCTTGAAGCCGGCGCGGCGCAGGTGCGCCAGCACCTTGTCCAGGCCGCGCTTGTCCAGGTCCTTCGAGCTGTTGACGCCCGCCACCGCCTGCAGCATGCGGCGGTAGGTGTCGTCGTCGAGGCCGAGCTGCGTCTTGGCAATGTGGATCTGGGCCAGCGCGGCCTTGCGGTGGCCCGCCGCGTCGCGCGGCGGCCGCGCGGCCGGCCGGGCGGGTACAGCAGCGGCCGGCGGCAGGCCGGCGGCCTGTCGGGCGCGCAGGTCGACCAGCGCCGCGCCGTGGCGCCGGCGGCGCAGCACCGGGTCGGTGGGCAGGGGGCGGACGATGGCGGTCACGGGCGCACCTCGCTGGTGGTCTTGGGCGCAGCCGCCAGCGTGGCCCGGATGGTGGCCACCGTGGCGGTGCTGAGCACCTGGGCGTGGCCCGTCGCGTCCAGCAGCACCAGCTCGCCGGTGTTGAGCAGGCCCACGCGGGTAGCCTGCGCCTGCGGGCCGGCCCAGTCGAACC